CGAGAACTTGGCGAACTTGAAGGCGAAGGATGACGAGGCACAGGTGCAGGCTCGGATGGACTCGCTGATGATGGTCATTACGACCCTCTGCGACTGCATCGGAGCGGTGGACGATTCGAACTCACCGAATGCATTTGCGGTCAAGATGAAGATAGTGGACAAGATTGACGAACTGATTGATAAAATCGAATACTGATGCAACGAGTACCCATAGGCACAATCAAGAACAACCCGAACAACCCAAGGGTCATCAAGGACGACAAGTTCAAGAAACTCGTGCAGTCCATCAAAGACCTACCCGAAATGGCCGAGGTTCGTCCCGTTGTGGTTAATACCGATATGGTTGTGCTTGGAGGCAACATGAGGCTCAAGGCCATGCGTGAGGCTGGATGGAAGGACGTGCCGATTCAAGTCGTGGATTGGGACGAGGACAAGCAAAGGCAGTTTATCATCAAGGACAACGTAAGCGGAGGGGAGTGGGATTGGGAGATGCTTGCCAACGAATGGGACACCGAGGAACTGCAAGAGTGGGGTCTTGACCTACCCGACTTTGACAACGCCAAGGAACTGGAAGCGGAGGAAGATGACTACGAGATGCCTGACGAAGTGCAGACCGACATCGTGCTGGGCGACCTGTTCGAGATTGGCCCGCATCGTTTGCTTTGTGGGGACTCAACGGATAGCGATGCAGTCGCAAAGTTGATGGATGGGCAGAAGGCTGATATGGTATTCACAGACCCGCCGTATGGGAATGGTTCAAGCGGTAAATATGGAAGAGGTCAATTAGGAGTAAGAACAATTTTAAGCGATGAAAATTTTGATGTTGTTGACGACTTTTTTAATTTAAGGGTTTGCGATGTTTATGTTTTCTTCTTACAATGGAGAACATTTAAAGAAGCAATTCAAACACTTGAAAATAATAATTTGCAATTAAAAACAATTGCAGTATGGGATAAAAAGAATGCGGGGTTAAATGGAGCAGGTGGAATGAGTGAACAATGGGAAGCAATTATAGTTGCGGGGAATGTTGAGTATTCAAGATTTGGGGGCAATGTTTTCAGTGTAAGTAGGGAACAAAAAAAGAGAATTGATAGTCCACATCCACACCAAAAACCAATTGAATTATTAAATGATGTATTAGAGTATTTCCAAAAGTATCATTTATTGTTAGACCCGTTTCTTGGCAGTGGTTCAACAATGGTCGCATCCCACCAACTCAACCGCAAGTGCTACGGCATGGAACTTGACCCGAAGTACTGCCAAGTCATCGTGGACAGGATGCTGAAACTTGACCCAAGCCTTGAAGTCAAGCGGAACGGGGAGCCGTACAAAACAGCAGAATAACAGCACATGGCTGCCGAGGACATTATTGCGCATCAATTCCCCAAGGGAACCAGCGGCAACCCCAACGGTCGCCCTCGCAAGTTTGTCAGCCTGCTGGCATCGCAAGGGTACACCCGCTCGGAAATCAACGACACCCTGCAAGCCATGATGTCCATGACGCTGGAGGAACTGGCCGAGGTTTACAAGGAACCCAAGGCCACCATCCTTGAAAAGACCGTAGCAGGAGCCATGAAGAAGTCGCTGGAGAAGGGGACGCTCTACTCGTTGGAAACCCTGCTATCACGGGTGTACGGTCAGCCCAAGCAGGAGGTGGAAGCATCCATCACCATCGAGCAGCCGCTTTTTGGGGAATAGTAGTGCGGGTTTACGAAATGCCCGTATCTTTGTGTCAGTCAGGTGGCGGAATGGTAGACGCTGTTTTTGGTAATCTTCAAACCATATTTAATTACAGGTTCGAATCCTGTCCTGACTGCAAAACCATTTCGTTGACGCCAACAAAATGATGTTCCAGTACACCACCGCCATCAAGAAGATTCGGGCGATGACCGCTCGGAAGAAAGTGATACAAGGCGGGACAAGTGCGAGCAAAACCTTCGGCATCCTTGCGGTGCTGATTGACCACGCCGCTCGCCATCCCAAGTCCGAGATTTCGGTGGTGTCCGAATCCGTGCCTCACCTACGGCGGGGAGCCATCAAGGACTTCGCCAAGATTATGCAATGGACCCACCGATGGGTTCCCGACCGCTGGAACAAAACCCTCCTGCAGTACAACTTCGCCAACGGGTCCACGATTGAGTTCTTCTCCGCTGATTCGGAAGCACGCCTCCGAGGGGCAAGGCGGCAGATTCTCTACATCAACGAGGCGAACAACATTGACTTTGACTCGTACTACCAGTTGGCGATTCGTACAAGTCAGGAGATTTACATTGACTTCAACCCAACCCACGAATTTTGGGCGCACACGGAGGTCTTGCCCGAAAAGGATGCAGAGTTCCTCATCCTCACCTACCAAGACAACGAAGCCCTTCCTGATACGATTCGATACGATATAGAACGAAACCGAGACAAAGCCGAAACCTCCGCATATTGGGCGAACTGGTGGAAGGTGTACGGGTTGGGCCAAGTCGGGACGCTACAGGGTGCGATATACGGGGATTTCACGGTGGTGGAAGGGATTGACCCAAGCACGATGAAGTTCGTCGCCTACGGCCTCGACTGGGGGTTCAGCACGGACCCAACCGCCTTGGTCGCCGTTTACCGCAGGGGGGACGACTTGTTCATCCACGAACTGCTCTACCATCGGGGGCTGACCAATAGCGACATAGCGGTGCGGTTAAAAGAGTTCGGGATTACCCGTGCTTGGGAGATCGTGGCGGATTCGGCAGAACCCAAGAGCATTGAGGAAATCTATCGGCTCGGCTTTAACATCAAGCCAGCATCCAAGGGACCAGATAGCGTTAGGCAGGGGATTGACATCGTGAAGCGGTTCAACCTTCATGTGACCAAGGATTCGGTCAACTTGATTAAGGAACTCCGCAGTTACACTTGGGCTACGGACAAAGACGGCAAGGACACGGGGGTTCCGATTGATTCGTACAACCACGCCTGCGATGCGCTCCGCTATGTGGCCCTCAACAAATTGGCGGTCAGCAATTCGGGTAAGTATCTTGTGGTGTAACTTTGGGGCATGAACTTTGAATCCATCATTGATTTGCTTTTGATTTTTGGCAGATTCTTCCTCTTATTGGTCTTGATTTTTGCAATCGCTTCCCTACTATGAAACTCGTACACTACTACCACATCTATTGCGGCGGAGGCGGCCAATGGCAGATGATTATGCACCAACACATGATGGCCCTGTGCAACTACGGCTTGATTGAACAACTGGACGAAATCCGTGTCGGTATCGTCGGTCCTCCCGACCAGCGGAAGGTGGTCAAGGATATTCTGGACAACTCGCTCGTGGCGGCAAAGATTAAGGTGGTGGTCACCCGCACCAACGCTTGGGAGCAAGCGACGCTGACCGAGATGTACAAGGCATCGCAGACCGAGGATGCGGCCTACCTGTACGCCCACACCAAGGGCAGTTCCGACCCAAGCCTCATCAACCAACTTTGGTGCAGGTCCATGGTGTTTTTTAACATCGTCGCATGGGAACGGGCCATTGCAGAACTCGCCAATGTGGACTGCGTGGGAGCCTACTGGCTGACCAAGGAAGAGTTCCCCCAAATCGCTGACCACAACAACCCCGACGGTTACCCGTACTTTGCGGGGACTTTTTGGTGGGCCAAGTCAAGCCACATCCGTGAACTCGGAGAACCCGTAAGGGAACACCGCTGGCAGGCCGAGCATTGGATAGGGAAGCGGGAAGGCATGACCGTCTATAACTCCTGCAAGGGATGGCCAGGTCCCGATAAGTTCGTCATTACTTTTTAGCCATGGCCAAAATCCCCGTCATCATTACCAACTTCAACCTCTACACTTGGCCGAAGGCGATGGTCAAGAAACTGATGCGGATGCCTGGGGTTGGACCCATCCTAATCGTGGACAACGATTCCACCTACGGCCCCACGCTGGAATGGTACGAGCAGTTGAAACTGGAAGCCAACGAGGTTGCAGTAATCCGCACGGGCGGCAACTTCGGTCACCTCGTAGCATGGCAGGCGCAAATCCCGCAACAGTTGTTTGACATGGGTTATCCCGACTACATCGTCACGGACCCCGACCTTGACCTTTCAGCCTTACCCGATGACACGCTCCTGCGTATGCGGGAACTTTGGTACGACCTACCCGAAAAATCTTATATGTACGAGCAGGAGGAAGGCGACCCGTTTAACGGGGTTAGGTTTTCGGTCAAGGACAAAATCGGCCTTGGCATTCGGACGGACGATGTGCCTGCCGATGCCCTGTTCTTCCAGCAGGCCGAACTACGCTACAAGAACCAACCGTACTTCCACGACCTGCAACTTGCCCCCGTTGACACGACCTTTGCCTTCTACCATCACCAACGCTATCAGCGGGTGGTCATCGGAGGGGCAAGGATGGCCGCACCTTACGAGTGCAGGCATCTTCCCTACTACCTGACCGCCGATGACTTGAATGCGGACTGGGAGTTCAGGCAGTACCTTGACAAAGCCAACCACGCCAGCACCGCTAAGAAGATTGCGGACGGGCTTAAAATCTTTTGACCATGCAACGATACTGCAACGCCATCCGAACCGCAGGAATAGTTCCAACAACCGTGCTGGAAATCGGCTCACGGGATGGACACGATGCGAA